CTGAATCCGCCGTGCAGGGTTGGTGCCGTCTTTTCGCAGGCCCCAATCCTCGGCAAGATTGAACATCTTGGACAGGATGCTGACGGCCCGGTTCGCCATGTAAGGCCGATGCCTCAAATCGTGGTGGAAGGCGACAATGTCGGATCGTGCCACATCCATTATTTTGAGAAATCCGAGTTTCGGTCGGATGTAGCGGCTGATGACGATGCGATAACCCTTCGCGGTGCTCGGCTTGCAGTGGTGCGCTGCGTATTCATCGAGAAACCGATCACACAGTGATGCAACCGTGGGTGATTGGAGGGCCACGCGACGCTCTTCAGCCGGGTTCCCGCCCTTGGCGACCGCCCCCAACAGCTTGCGAGCTTCCTTGCGGGATTCTTCTGCCGTAAGGGCACCATGTTGCCCGATGGACCGGCGCCTTGTGCGCCCGCCCGCCCGATATTGGACAAGGTAGGACTTGCGACCGGACGGAAAGATGCGAACGCCGAAACCGGAAAGTTCATCATCCCAAACAATGTAATCCCGGTCTTGTGCGGGCATCCCTTCCACAGCGCGTTTCGTCAGTTTCGTCATGTAGTCACCTTCTTGTCCTCTGCTTGCATCGAACCGGGGGAACCCGATTTCCGGAAGCACTACGGAAGCACCGTGCAGCGTTTTCTGGCGTCCAACATGAGTCTTCGGCGTCAAAGCCGTCAAGATTAATTAATTGTTTTCAATGTTTTATGTAAGTTCAGCGCATTCGGGAGAAATGCGGCGAAACCCCACCTTTCCGGCTGTTAATCAATTGGTCGTAGGTTCGATCCCTACCGCCGGAGCCAAAAATCCCCAAGAAAGCAATAAGTTAGCTTAAGCCGCCTCAAGCGGCCTTGGTGGATTTTGGCTTGGGGTAACATCTGGGGTAACGGGTTTCCACCCCATCTCCGAGCCAACCTCATATTCTCTTATTTTCAGATTGCGGCCCAAATTGGCTTTGTCGTCGGATACATCTGCGCGTGATTGCCTCGAACTGAGACATGGCCTGCTCAGATTCGGCGATGGTGCGGACCGACACCACACGGCCCGCAATAGCGCCAGCCGCCGCACCCATAGCTCCAACCATTGACGTTGCGGCCCGCCCGATGCCTGTGCCGCGCGTCTCAAATTCCCGGCCCGCCCCCTCCAAACCGCGCGAGTCAGTGCGTAATCACCGGAAGGACCCCTCCAGTTTACCGGACGGCTATCGACTTCAAGGCCACGAGATGCTGCAATGTCCATTCGGAACCTCGGGAGGATGAACGATGAAGGGTGTAGCTTTGGGCGCGTTTCTGGCCTTGGCCGCGTGCGGACCAGTGCCGGGATTTGAAGAGGCGAGATATCTTTCTCTCACCAAGCCATCGGAGTGGTCGGGGCCTGATTTGGAGTCCGCGCGGGCGCGTGGGGCCGGGGCGTTTTGTGCCCTTTACAATCGCGGGGTTCGCGCAAGCGCCGATGCGCCGCTCCAACAAATTCCCTATGACCGATCCGACTTCACAGCCATTGAACGGGAACTGCGGGGGATGGGTCTCACCGCCCGTGATATCGAGTTGTTGCGCCGCCGCAGTCAGACCTACGGGACCGGTCAGACGTACGCGGGCCTGTCGTGCAGTCTCGGCTATGCGCCGCGCGTCAATCGCAGCTTCTATCCCGGCACCGGGAACCAATGGCAGGCCGTTCTTGGCCAGTATGGCCCATACGTTTACTTGAGGGGTGACGGCACCCCGTCAGGGATGCGCGTCTACGCTTGGAATTAGTCAAATCCACACGGATCGAATACCTAATCCTTGAGACATCTTAGAGCGCCAAGCGGGATATGGGCGCGGCGCAGTTCCTTGCCCACAAACCAAAGACATTCCGCCTTGCCGTCCTCAATCTTGCCAACCGTCATGACAGGCGCATACATGTCGTTTGCAGTAAGGGCGACTATGGCCCCTTCCCTAATATCACTCATTGGACCAATCCACCAGTTTCAGAGCCTCGCCCGGATCAACGCCTGCCTCCTTGGCCAGCGCCAACGCCTGCACAATCGCCGTGACGGTTCTGGCCCGCCCGCCCGCGTCATAGGCTTGCAGGGGCCGCATCACGTCCAGCGTTACCGGGCTGCCCAGCTTTTCGCTGGCCTCTTGGCCGATCATCGCAGCAATCGGCATAAGGCCCCACTGCGCGAGATGGCGTTGCGCTTCCCTCACCATAGGGCCGGACGTGCTATCATTGCTCAGACCCGGCAAAACCCCATACACCATTTCAATGCTGGACCGCGCCGCCGCCAGGGTTTCCTTGGTCATGGCTTTACTTAGATCAGGCGTCACATCCGCAGGCTTGAGGTCTGTCTGAGGGGCAGGTCCGCCTGCCGCCGTGACGTGGACTGATTCGCGCACCAGCACCTTGCCCCGGAACCCACGGAACCCGCGCGCCAGATCGCTCATATCTTGGTCAGGTGCCTCAGGGAACGGAACCACAGACGAACCCAAGGGCGCGTTTGCATAGACCTCAGACAGTGCCGCCTCGACAGTTTGCAACAGACCAGCCGTCAGACGCGCCCGCCGCAAAGGTGACTGACCGACATAGGGCATGGACATGTCAGACCCCACGCGAAGGTGCAGCACCTCACCGGCCAGCACGGTTTCAGTCGTGCCGCCGCCGGTATCGGGGATGCCCACACGGTAGGCCGTGGGCTTGGAATAGCGCGTGGTCAAATCCCAATCCGAACACGGCAACAGGCCGGTTTCTCGGATCACAAAGACAGCCTCACCGCGCAGCGCCAAAGCGCGGCCAGCAAGCGCCAACACCGCCGGGGTCAACAGGTCGGTGCCGTCCACATCCGACAGGCTCAGACCGCCCTCCCAGAGGCTCACACAGCCTTGCACGGTGCCGGTCAATTCGGCTACACCATCAACGCCGGTGATGTAATCGGCCCGCGCCTGCATCACTTGCGTGGTGTATCCGGTGCCGCTGGACCGGGTTTCGGCCTCAGGTTCTTTTCTTTTGAATGGCCACATTTCAAGCCCTCCTGTAGGGGCGTAGCAGATCGCCCGCGCCGCTCAATTGCATTGCTCGCGCCACCCATGCCGGTGAGCGGTCCAGCGATTCCTGAATTGGTCCGATTGCCACTGTGGTGCTGGACGCACCCGCCGTTCCCGGATCATCGGCCAGATATTCGGCAAGCCGCCGGAACGCCTCGGACACCGCCGCGGGGACCGGACCAGCGCCAACCTCCGCCGTAATCCGGTAGGTGCCATCAAAGGGCAGATAGATGCCCAGAGGGCCGTCCAGCAGCACCAGCCCCTCCCATGCCGATCCGGTCCAGTATTCCGCCGTTCGGGACACCAGAGGCGTCAATCGCGGATGAAACTCATCCCCGCCGCTGCCCAGCAAGGTCCAGACAACCTCGCGCACAGTGAAGCGGTGCGCGGTGTAGTCCTCGATCCGCGCCCAGATCATATCAGCGTCCAGTGCCGCCGCCGCCGTTGATAGCCCCGCCGGTGCGGCAGGATACGCCGCCGGGATGTCCTCAAATTGTTTGATCAGGTCTATCGCCATCTCACGATCCCCTCATATGGGTTGTAGTGGCCCGTTTTGCTGGCAGGACCGAGAGACCAGTTTCGCGCCTCGATCTCGGTTTCCGAATAGGCCGGCCGGGCCACAAGGCTCAGCTCGAACAAGATTGCTTCCCGAATGGTGCGGATCAGCGCGCGGCCTTCGCTTGGGTCTTCTTCCTCAACGCTTTCAGCATTTGGCACAGTCTGTTCCGGCGGGATTCTGAAACCGGGGCTGATACCGACGATCAGCCCCGCCGATAGAGCGGATAGTGCATCGCGCACAAAGCCGACCTCCATCATCTGAGGCGCAATCGTCGCGCCGAACACCAGCGCTTCGGGCGTATCCTCGAGAGTGAGCGACCCGGCCCCCCGGCTGGCAAGGGGCCGATCAAAGCTATGACCGACCAGCAAATGCACCTCTTGATCCGTCTCGACCGAATACCGAAACGCGCCGGGGGCAAATTGCTCCTTGCGCGGCCTGCCGGTGCGGCCCCCATCGCTGAGGGTCGCACGGCTGTTGTAGGGGAACCGGCCACGCAAGCGGGCCGACCCATCATGTCTGCGGCGCAGTTCAAGCCCGCCGTCAGCGAAACCGGTAAGCATTACTGGATACCTGTCAGGACGCGGGTTTGCACCGCGCGGCTGATTGTCGTGTCCATGGTGCTCAGAGCCGTCAGACGCAGCCCGCCCGATTGTGCATCCGAATATGGGTCTCGAATCAGATCCACCGCACCCCACAGACCCACAAAGACAGGGGCCACACCGCCCGCCGATGTGGTCAACAACGCCTTACTTTCCAGAGGAACACCGGACGGATCAGGCAAAGCATTGTGCGACATCGCCACCGTTCCAACCGCCGCTTTGAGCCGGTCCCATTCGGTCACTGCGGTGCCGGTGATATAGGTGCCATCCATCGTGTCCCAAACCTCGGGGCGGATCAGCAGGCGCACCGCGCCGGGGCCGGTTGCCGCGTTGGCCGTCATGAATGCCACAACCTCAGAACGGATCGCGGCCCACGTCGCCGCTGCACTCAGATCGGTTTCGGCAATTCCCCATGCCGCCGCGCCCGTGAACACGCCGGTAGGCTCACCGCTGGCCCCGGACCCGTTGAAAATCGCCCGGTCCATTTCCTGCGCCATCGCGCCGTTCATATCCCGGCGAATGGCCTGTTCCAGCGCGGCACCGGATTGCAGCAGGGTCTTTCGCGTGATCCGCATTTGAATGCCCAGAGTTTGATCAGGCTTCAGCGGGCGGTCCAGCGTTGTGTAAGCTGATGGCCCCGGCACGTTGCCGGTTTCCGTCGCCTGCCAGCCCGCCGTGATCGCGGAAGTCGTGACGGGTGTTTCCTGCGCCCCGGTGCCGATATTGATCATCTGGACGCCCATCTGAGCCGCCACAGAGGCCGGGAACAGGCGCTCGATCAGGGGTCGGGTGGCAATCGGATCAGGGGTGCCGCTGGCAATGGTTTCACCGGCCCGTGTTTCCAGCGCCGCGTAGGGAACGGGGACACCACGAAAGCCACCTTGGCTACGCAGTTCGGTGACGATCTCCGCCGTTTGACCTTCAAGGGCGCGCCCTTCATCGAGGTTCAGCGCGACCTGGCGCAGCTCGAAGCTGGACACCAGATCGTTCCATTCCTTTTCCGACCGGGTTTCCAGTTCGTTCCCGGCTTCCCGGCGTTCATCGTCCTCAGCGACAAGCGCCGCACGGAACCGGGTTTCGTTGGTGCGATATTCTGCATCCAGCGTTTCCATGGACCGGGTTTCATCCTCGGTGGGTGTCTCCTTACCCACAAGGCCCGCCAGTTCCTGACGGATTTCCGACTGACGCCGGGTGATTTTCAGTGAATCAAGCATTTGATTTTCCTTCTTGCTCAATAGGGTTTCGCTGCATCTCTCGCAGCAGGTCGCGCCATTGCTGGCGCTTTGGGGTCAGAGGCTTATGCCCAACCTCAATTCGAGTTTTCCGGGCATGACAGCGCCCGCAAAGAATCTGTAAATTTGACAGGGTGAAGGCCAGTTCGGGCCGGTCCCGCACGGGTAGAACGTGGTCGCATTCCAAGCGCCGCCGTTCGCCACACTGGACACAGGCCCATCCGTCCCGGTCCAGCGCCTGCATCCTCAGCGCCTTCCAGCGCGGGCCGCGCGTGACCTTGGCGCTGTGGCGCTTGTATTCCTTGCGGCGGCTCATCGGCGCACCTGCAACTCAAAACAAATCACCACGCCATCCGGGCCAAGGATGCCCACCCGAGAAATTGAATATTCGATACCACCGATGACCAGCTTGTCAGCAGTGGACGGCGCGACACTGCCGGCCGCCATGAACACCCGCAGATCACTATCCGCGATCGCCGCAACATTGCGCTCTTCGATCGTGTATTCCGTGACCGCTACAATAACGGCATTGTCCACCGGTGTTCCCGGCGTCGGGTTCCACGGATCACCCGTCGGCGCACCCGGTTGGCGTAGAATTGCCGACTGGCCGAACCGCTTGATCAGCCGTGTTGCCGTGTCTGTCATACTCATCCGAAAGCAATCCTTCCTGCCCGCAGGGGGCCGCGCCCCGTAATCCGACTACCTTCACCCACGGCTAGAACGGACGCCGAAACAGCATCTATGCGCCCGGTCGATCTGGCCTTGTCCAAACAGGGGTTAAGCTGGCCGTCGCGCTTGCAGACCGCATCGGCGAGCGCCGCCCGCATCATGTAGGTTTCAGGGGATGCAACGTGCCGGTCATAGACGGCCCGCCGGAAACGCTCTGCATCCTCGCCCCCGTCAAAAGGCCCAAACCGGCGCAGAACCTGCCGCGCGGTCAGGCCAGCCGCCCGCAAGCCGTCCTGAATTTCAGATTGCTTAAACGTGTCGTAGCAAATCGCCTCGACCGGATAGCCATCGGCCTCGTTTATTACCGCCTTGATCCATGCCGTCACCGGAACCGTGCCATCGCCCAGGGTGCGCAAGGTGCCTTCAGCTTCCATCGAAACATACAGGTTGCCCACGCCGTCGCGCTGGCCACGATCCAGAAGGCCGGGACGCGACGGGAACCAGCCCCGAACCTCCAACCGGCCCGTTTCAGCCCAGAAGAACGCCGCCGCGCTCATGGAAGCCGAACCGCCCAGATCGAGGCCCACCACCAGCGGCCCGCGCCTCTCTGGCAAGGTGTCCGTCTCGACAGCGAACCAATCATCCATATCGACAAGCGGCTCGTTGGTGGCGTCGTTCACACGCTGGTTAAGGTGCAGCAACCTGAACGCTTGCAGGTCAGCACCGCCACGCGACTTGGCCCGCCGTGCCGCCGCCTGCAATTCCTTCAAAGGGGGTGCGATGCCCGCCGCAATGCCGGGGTTTGCCGCTTTGATCGCCGCCGGATCGTCAGGTTCAAGCCCCGCAGGCGCGCGGTGTTCTTGCCGGAACGTGGTCGGTTCATCCTCATCCATCCACCGGCTGAAAGGGTGCTGATCCGTAGCCGCACTGGTGGAAATAATTAGAACCTTGCCTCCGCGCTTCAATGCACCGGTCAACAACGCCGTTTCCAGCCGCGCCCCTTTGGGTTCGGCCCAGCTTGCCCGCTCATCCATGATCACAAGCGTGGGGCTGGTGCCGAGAATGCCCGCGCCATCCGCAGCAATCGCCCTGATCTTGTGTTCGCCGTCCAGTTCAATTTCCAGCTTGGGGGAATACCGAACCTTTATGCGCTCCTGCACTTCGTCAGGCATGGCCCGGATAAGGTCCAGACAATAGGTCCAGACTACCTCGGCCTGATCACGCTTGCCCGCCGCCAAGAGGATTTCCCGGCGCGGCTGGTCATTGAACACGCCGAACAACTCAGCAACAGCAATCGCCGCCGTAGTGGCACTTTTGGAGTTGCCCCTTGCTACCGAAAGCACGGCAACCCGAATGTCAGGATCAAACGCGCCCCGAACAAACCGCTTTTGGAACCCGGCCAGCTTCATCGGCTTCCCGGCCATCTTGCCTGTGGGGATTTTCAGCCCTTCAATGAATTTGATCGCGGCGGTTGAAGGCTTCATTTCACTACCCCCAAACCGTTAAGCGCGAAAGAATAACCCAGAACCGCGACTAGCGGCCCGTCCATAAACCGGGGCATTGGGACCATCGACACGCCGTCGCTGGACAAATCGCTCACCTCGACAGGGCGCGCATCGCCTCTCAGGGCGTGCGCATAGCCCTTGGGGGTATGGGGGTGTGTTTGGCTAGGGGGATGAAGGGGGTATTGCAGGGGGGATGAAGCCACTACCGAACCCACTATGCTAGGGGGGATGAAGGGGGTATTGCAGTCTGTCATTGGCCCGCCTCCACGATGAAAGACGTGCGACGGGACGCTGGCCCCTCGGTCTCGATCTTGATCTTTTCAGCCGCCAACAGCCCCTCCATCGCCGCCTTGAGCGCGCGCTCGGTCATGCCTTCATTGTCGGGATGTTCCGCGAACAGCTTAGGCGCGTAGCGTGAGCCGCCAGCATGGTTCACCTGCCGACCCTGCGCCATGAAGGTGGCCAGCAGCTTCATGAACACGCGCTGAGCCGTCGCGCCCGCCGCCAATGCGTCCAGCCCGTTCGGCTGTTGCTCAGCGACGAACGCGCCGTCCGTCCACTTCATATAGGTTTCATCACCTACGCGCCCGTAGTTGGCCTTCATCGTCGTCATGACGCGCCGGTCGGGGTCAGCCTCGAAACCATCATCGGTGATCCGGGACAGGTAGAGCCGCGACCGAACGCTGTTGTTCCATGCCGTGCTGCCGCTCGTGCCGGTGCCGCTGTTGAGGCCGGTCAGGGACGGATGCCCCAGCAGCATGACGGCGCAGTTACGCTTGAGCGCCAGCCCGCGCAGGATGCCGATGAATTGGCGAACCTTGGCCCGGTCGTTCTCATTGGCCGGATACACATCGGCCAGGGTATCCACCACGATCAGCGCAGGGGCTTCATCCTCGGCGCGCGCGTCCAGTTCCTTGAACAGTTCCGACTGCATCAGCGCCACGCCGGTTTCTATCGCCAAGAGCGCATCCTCACCCGCCAGTGACCGTAAGGTCAGCCCCGACAGATCGTCATATCCGCGCCCTTCCGCCCGCAGGATGTCGTCAACACGGCGGTGCAGTTCGTCGTCGTCGTCCTCAGCCGAAAGGTAGATCACGCCGCCGGTGTTCACTGTCTTGCCGATCCATGCGGTTTGCGCCGAGACAGCGATTGCCAGTTGCAGCGCCAACAGGCTTTTGCCGGTGCCGCCATCGCCGCTGAACAGGGTGACGGTCTTCTTCGGCACCAGCCCTTGCACCAGCCATTCGCGCGGCTTGACGGGCTTGCCCTTGAGCGATGCCGCCGAGTAGAACCGGGATGCCCGATCCGGCGCGGCACGGTCATCGGGTGCAGACGGATAGTCCGCGCGGTGCAGCGCATCTTGATCGCCCATAGCGTTAAAGACGTTCATGCCGCTGCTCTCCCCTGCACATAGTCCAGGAAAGCCGCCCGATTGCCCGGTGACAGGCGATTGAAGCTGGCCAGGGCATAGACTTTCAGTTCGCCAGTGCTGGCCATATCGGCCCAATGTGCCGCCGCGTCCATGTGATCGAACAGCGGGGCAATCGGCTGGCCCGCCTCTCTGGTAAGCGCCGCCTCTGCCGTCTGCACCGCGTCGTCGCGGTCCATCGCCCTGAGCGCCATGAACGCCAGGGACGCCCGATCCTTTACGGTCAGGTGTTGCCGCAGGATCAAGGGCAGGCCGTGCCAGTCGTCGGCATTGTCCAGGTAGAGCGCATAACCCACCGAACGGGCAACGCGCTTGATGTTGTCGGGGATGTTCTTGGCGATACTCATGCCTCACCCCCTTTGCCTGCCATCGCGCGCAGGGCTGCGACCGCATCCAGCCCAGCGGCATGAGCCTCAAAGAATTTGGCCTTGTCCTCCATCGCCTTGGCGAGGGCTTCCAATGCCTTCGGGTGTTTCTTGAGACGGCGCAGCAGAAGCATCAGATAGAGGCTTTCGTAACCCTCGACTTGGCGCATGATCGACTTGACGATCTGTTCTTCCCAGTCGGTCAAATTGCTCATGCCGCCACCCCGCAGAAATGACGCCGGATAATGGCTGGCGCACCGGCCCAAATCGGGCTATATTCGGGGGGAAGCTGGACGGCTTCAAATACGATATTAGCGTCGGGTGCAGTTGCCGCTGCCCCGGCGTTTTTCATTTCGGTATTGCTCATGCGGCCACCTCGGCCTGAGCATCCAGCCATTCCGACACGTCCGCCTCGCGCCAGTAGCGGCGACGGGCGATGTAAATGGGCTTGGGGAAGTTCAGCGCCGGGTCATTCAGCCAGCGCCAGAGGGTCATATCAGAGACGCCGCCAAGTGCATCGCGCACCGCCGCCGCCGTCAGCAATTTGGAAGTCATGGGCCTACCTCGTTAGAACAGGTTAGGCCCTCTAATAGGACTAGATTTTCAGCCGATGGTATTGCGGAAAGAGCGTGACTCTAAAACCGGAACGCTTGCCCCTTTGCCTGTTCCAGAGCGTTCCCAGCGGCGCGCGCATCGCGCCTTGCCATTGTGGCAGGCAATATTTCGGCCATATCCGCAAGGCTTGCCCCCGCCGCTCGCGCATCCAATAGGCGAAGGTAGGTCAGCCACTTTTCAGGATGATGTTTGACGTTTTTGATGTCCTTCACGCAGTCATTTTCATCATCATACCAATGCGATGTATAGCAATCCTCAAGTTCCTTTTTCGCATCCACCAGTTGCGGCCCAAGCGGCAACGAAAGGTCGAATGTCAACGACACAAGGTTGGGCGCTTCGACCTCGACCACCTCGCCAGTATCGTCAAATTGGTAACTGACGCCATCCATCCCACCAAAGATAAGGCCAGACCCCCAAATCGGCCCGCCAAACATCCAATCGCTTAAAACCGGGTCAAAAAACTCACTCATCCCGTATTTTGAAGCGCCCGAGTGAAAGAATGGCCACGCCCTAATGCCTCGATACCACCACGCATCATCCGCGCTAATATCTTCGGGCAAGTTCGTTGGGTCAGACAAATCAAGCGGTTGAGAGCGACCACCTATTGCCAGCTCAAAGTCGCGCCGATAATCGTCGCGCCGCCGGGTAAATTCCCAACGCCAACGGTCTTTTCCCCATTCGTCAGTGTTTCCATAGTCGCCGGGTTCTCGCCAATCGGGGATTCCCCATTCATTCACGGATGCAAACCAATGCGCCATTAAGCCCGCGCTCCTTCAATCCGCACCACGTTATCCGCCGTGCCTTCCACCAATTCACCGACAAAGCGCGCCCATGCCTCAAGCGCGGCCCGCTTTTCATCTGCATAATCATGCCGCTGATAGACGCTCACAATGCCGCCCGCCGTGCCGCTCACATGGTTTAGCACCGCCTCAGTCACGCGCACGGGGATGCCAAGCCGTGCCATGCTGGTTGCAGCGGTGCGGCGCAGATCGTGAAACGTCCAATGCGGGATGTCCACCGGCTCGCCGCGTTCATCGCTGGCAATCTCTGCCATGCGATTGGCGATATGATTGCGGCCCTTGTGATAGCCTTGCAGGGCGCTTTCGCCGGTTGTGGTGAACAAATAGCCAGCATCGCCCTTGACGCGCTCCACCGCCCCCAGAACGTCCCGCGCGGCCTCTGACAACGGAACATCATGCGCCCGCCCGTTCTTTGTCCTATCGGCGGTCAAGTGCCACAGATCGCCGCTTACCTCGCGGTCGGTCATGTTCACAGAGGTGGCGCGGCAAATCTGAACAGTAAGCCTCCGGCGGCGGCCGTCTGATCTCGGGTTTGATCCGATGGTAAGTCCGACCTTATGTCCGACTTTATCAACCGCCCTCAAATCGAAGTTCTTTCCGCTGCCGA